TTCATTTAGTGTTTGACCATTAACAACAACAGAACCAGCTACTACATAAAGGTACGCTGGTTTTTCTATGTTCCAAGCATGTTGCCCATCAAGTTGTCCGCATGTAATCTTAATGTCTTGCTTGATGTTAATATTGAGAGGACTAAACTCCGCAGGCCTATCATACAATTCATAAAAAGGCTGTGTATTCTTTTCTTTGGGCGTAATCCAAATTTGCAAGTATCGTGCCGGAATATCACCTTCGCATGATTCTGTGTGCCATAAACTACGACCGCACCACATGCGTTGTACCTGCCCACCTTCGGCAAAATTAATATTGCCAAGACTGTCAGTGTGTTTTAGCTTTCCACTGACAACATATCCTAATATGTCATAGTTAATATGCTCATGATTAGGAACATGCCCGCCTGGTTGTTGTGTGTCATCGTTGATGACCTTGACGCAATGCCAGTTCATGTATTGCGGATTCCAATAGTCATTGTTAGAAAAAGTCCTGAGACTTGTGATCCAGGACTTTTTCATTACGCCTCTAGTATTAGCAGGACGAAGTTTCATTAGTAGCTGTGTCTAGTTACTACCCAAGCGACACCAAAGTTTCTAGTACGGTCTGTGATGTTGGTTAAGACATAAGCACCAGCACTACCAGTTACAGTACAAGTGTCTGGGCTAGCACCACCTTCTGCGGCAGTATTGGTGCCACCTAGTTTAACAACAGAGCCACCACCACATAAGAAAGCATAAGTCCAACCATTCCATTGATCAGTAACAACCATTAAACCAGATAGGCCAGTATATCCAACTGTTCCATTTGGTGCTAATTCGATTGGAGTGTTAGCTGTATCAATTCTATCAGGATATCCCCATTCAGATTCAATGTTGGTATTTTGTATCAACACTTTGCCATTATTAACACTTGAGCCGCCGCCAAATACAAGAGTATGAATAGCACCAGGGCCATTAGGAATATTACCAGCAGGACTATTTCCGCCACCAGTGTAACCATCGTGAACTCTAAGACCGTTATTTGGGTCCCAAGTTAGTGTACCTTCGGGATAGACAGAACCCGAATCGTAATCGGTATTATCGCTTGAATTAAATCTTTTAAATTGTGACATTTGTTATTTCCTTATTAGCAGTTGTTTTCTGAACCGTAGAACACAGTTGCTTTCCATTGGATCATCGCTGACCAGTTTTGGTTGTTAGTCATCTTGAAGAACAATTGACCACGCTCATTGTTACAGTCCCATAGAGTAACATATTGTAAATTGCTGTTACCGCTCATGTGCTCGGTGTGTGTTGCTTGTTGTTGAGTATAGTCATTGCCTACATGAATAGTTCCAATGATTGCTCCTGAGTTTTGAATGTACGCATGGTATTCGATAATAGCACCACGGAAATTACTGCTTCCGCTGGTATGGTTATCGATGTCAAACCACTTGGCACTATAGTCGTCGCCGCTATAGTATTGAACTGCGGCACCGCCGTTGTATTCTTCAATACGCCAAACATTGTTGTTCGGGTTAGTCCAAGTAATTGGAGCATTACCGCCTGCGGCTGTAGTTTGTTCTGAGCCGTCAGCGAATAAAATGCTGGCCACACCTGTTAGGCCTGATGTAGTACCACCTAAAGTAAATTTAGTTGCTACAGCACTACCAGTGCCAGCGTTTACTGATACATAACCAGTTTCTTCCGTAGTCGTGCTTGGCTCATACGCAGTATAGTTAGCAGTAGGAAGATTTACATAACCTGTACTGTCTTCCCATGCGGCATCCGAGTCGTTTTGAATTCTCCAACGACCATATGAACCCGCAATGCTACCATCAATTGGCAAGCGTACTGCAACACCAACATAGTCATTGTCGTTCTCATCATATGTATAACCGGCCCAGAATAAGTTATTGCCTACAACGGTTGTGTGTTGAATATCTTCGTTATAGAACTCGTACATGTCATAATTTTCTTGGTTATAGAATGTGCGAGCATATTCTAATGTGCCAATTGAGCCATTTAGTTTTTGTATGCTGGTTACATAATTGTTGTTATTGTACCAACTACCTACAACATAGACATTGCCGTCACTGTCAAGTGAACCACGAGGTTCGTTGTTCCAGTTGCTGTTGTTAGTCTGACGGCTTTGCCATATTAAATCACCGTCACTGTTTAGTTTAGTTACTAATGTGTAGCCGTTGTTGTTTACACCAATAACAATGACATTGCCTGTGCCATCAGGCAATACACTTGAAGTTCGGCATTGACCTGTGTCATCTTCAACATATTTTGCCCAGGTTGTGTTGCCAGTGTCTTTGTCAATCTTGAACACAGCGCCTTGGTGATATGTGCCGTTATCGTTTCTCCAGAAATAACCGCAGGCATAAATGCTGTTGTTAGAACTGTCATAACTTACATCATAGAAATCTTCACCTTCATCACCAATACCATAGGACTTGGTCCATGATGGTGTTGAAATAATAGCTTGACTATTTAGACTTGCTTTTAAATTTAGCGTAGTACTACCTGTATAATCCGGAGCATTTATACTGGCCAACCAAGTTGTGGCTTTTAGTCTTTCAGACGGTCTACCAGTAAGTCCATTAAGTTGACCACCATTGAATGACCATGTAGCATCGTTACCATTTTGTGTGTAAAAACTTATGCCGCCTGTGGCAGGACCAGTTGGCGTGTCAATGACAACCTCTACAAGTCCACCTGATGGAGCGGATACACTAAGAATATTATATGAACCGCTACCATCAACACTAACAGTCCAACTACAAGAAACCAGCTGATCAAACAAGTCTGGATATGTTGTTACATTAAACCAGGCAGTAAGATAACCACTGTCTGTGTTAAATGCGCTATGCGTTGGCGTTAATGTAGTACCGCCATCAGTACCCAACATTTGACTACCTGGAATTCTCATGGAATCGCCTGTTGAGTAACCAGCACTGGCATTAGGGTCGTCAAACACATAACCACCCCAATATACATTTTGATTTTGATCGTAACGGAAAGCAAAAGTCATTCCAGTTGCGCTAGGGTTAGTTAAGTTTTGTGCTGGTAGAGTAACGCTGTTAATTTCACAAGGTTCAAATACTCCTGGACTAATTTCTAATCTCCACTGACCGCCATAACCAGACTGTGAACGGAATCCTTGTAAGTTGCTGTTGTTAAAGTATGCGTAATGATTACCGGCACCTGCTACAGAAACATTTTCAAGTAACTGCATCTGATTGCCATATCTTAGACCAAGGACAACATCACCATCGGCAATTTCAATGTCATAGACATTTGGATATGTGTCATCGGGTGTTCTAAATACTTTGTCAGCAAAAACAGAACCGTCTTCTTTTAACAGTCTTACATAAAAATGCTGTTCAGGATTGTTGTTGGCGTTAGTGTTATATGTACCAGTTACATATACTGAATCGCCCCAGCACTTGATACCGTTTAAGTCAGCGGGATATGATTGATCACTTAAAGTAATAGTTTGTTTCCACAATACTGTGCCACTAGGACTATAAGCATAGACCATTGGGTAGTTGTCATTTTCGCGACTTCTACCAATAACATACATATTGCCGTCAGTGTCACCTGTGGCCGCATAGAATGGTACATCAAAATTACCATTACCGGCAACTACAGTAATAACGCCTGGAACATCAGATGCCGCAAAGTTGATAGGTGCCGTTACACTTACTTCGTTGTTGACAATAGTAACATATGGAGATAAGCTATTTCCGCTTCCGCCACCTAATACGCTTGTACCGTTACTGTCAACAATGTCGCCACCTTCTGGTAGTTGAATTTTATTGTTGCCAATATAAAAATTGCCTGTACCAGTGCGTAGTAGAATTCTGCTACCAGCAACTTTGTCATTGTAAATTGTTAAGTCGTTGCCTTGCTCTTGAGCATAATTACTTGGTATGCTAACACCAGCCCAGCTTTCGCCACCTGGATCTAAGTTTAGCCAAGAACCACCCCAACCGTTGCTTCCGTCTTTGGTACCTAGAATAGTACCAGAGATTTTAAGATCTCCTAAGCTGGCACTACCAATAACATTACCACCGTTAGTTGTACCGTCGTGTAATTTTAATTGATTATTACCATCAACTACTAGTGTTCCACTAGCAAGGATATCATTATCTGGACTACCCTGTATCTCACTAAAAACATATTTTTTCATTGTCATGATTTATTTCCTTGTTTATCCTTGTTGATTAGCACCAGTATTCATTACCGTAGAAAATCTTACCAGTCCATTGGATCATAATGGAGTTGTCGTTGTTGTTGGCATCTGTGCCAACTCTACGAACGGCTAACTGTCCATAGCCTGGAGCATACCAGAATTCGTACTGTGACATATCACTGCCACCACTCATTGATTCCATGTGTGTTACATTATCCTGATCGTCTGCGGAAATGATAATTTTACCAATTGCTGTACCAGCGTCGGTATAAGCATGGTATTCAATGATAGCACCGCGGAAGTTGTTGTTACCGCTTGGGCTATTGTTAGCGTCCCACCATACACTTGGTACTGGATTTTGATTTTGATCACCGTAGTTAATTGTAATTACATCGCCTACATTGTAAGTGACATTGCTTTGTAGGCTAACATTATATGTTGAACCTCCAGCAAAGCCATAACCACCGTAACCAATAGTCTGGCCATTGATTGTAAAGTTAGTTGCCCACTGTACTGCTTGCCATTCACTTGGGAAAGCCGCGGTATCGATGGCAAAGTAATTTACATCAGTTTGCGATTCGGTTACTGTGTATGAAATACTAGCACTTGGATAGTTGTATCCACCTGCCCAGCCACCGCTGTATTCTTCAATGCGCCAAGTGTTTCCGTTAGGGTTAGTCCAAGTCTTGGTTGTATCAGAAGCACCTGCTAGTTGTAATGAATTAGTGTATAGCTCTTGACCGTCACCAACATTGATAGTTAAGTTCTTGATATAAGTTCTCTTATTCTCAGAGTCTTGATCTGCGGCAAAACCAATTCTATAACTGTTGCCAGTGTTTAGAGATTCAGCATACTCAACAGTATCTAAAACATTATCATTGGTATCTAGCGTTTCTAGTCTAACATCAGGATTAACTCCAGGCTGGTAAGTAAATCTTACTCTGTAGGTACCATTGCCGGATAATTCGTAGGACTCTGGATTATTACCGCTGGTTAAACCTTGAATTTGTGGATTTACACAGTTGTATTGTGCGGCAATTCTTGTTGAATCTGTGCCCCAGTTCCACTGTGGCTGTGTGCCATCTTCAAACACACAAAGACCAAAATCGCTACAACCGGCATTGACTACCATGTCTAATGTAACAACGACCTTGGTTGTGCCTGAAATAGTAAAGTTAGTTCTAATAGGATAAGAAATATTACCGCTACCTGGGCCCATTGGATCACCGTCTGCATCACCGCTGAAGAACACGCCATTTTCGTTTTGTCCTGCTCGTAGACTTGTACCTGAATAGAAGTCTAAGAAATTTGGTAATGTGCTGAATGTACCATTGCTAATGCCCGGAGTAGAACTGCTACTGCCTAATACAGAGTTGCCGTTGCTGTCCTTGATATCGCCACCTGCAGGCAATACTAAGTCACCGCTGGTGTTAAATGCCCACTGTTTTGATCCTACAGTAATACCTAAATCATTGGAAGTTCCTGCAACAGCAGTACCACCGCTGGCATATGAGCCCCAGGCAGAACCATCAACTAAAGTAGATCTTGATGAGTCAGTGTATAGTCTAAATTGTCCAGGATCTGTTGCTTCGTAACCCCAAACGCCATTTGCTTCTGTTGCGCCTGTAACACCAGAGATAGTTACTTCGCCAGTTACTGGTCCAGGGAATACATTGTCTGCTAGGTTGACATAAACATCTGTGCCATCTAAACTAATGTTATTGATTATAGAATTAAAACCAAATCCTGTTTGTGCGGCAACAATGTTGCCCGGTACTGTTAATGTACCATCAGATTCTAAAGTTGCGCTGAAATCACCGTTAACAAGACTATTAGTACTTCCACTACCGCCGCCTAATACAGAGTTACCATTGCTGTCTGTAATGTCACCACCTGGTGGAAGTTGTAGTTTACCATCTCCCCTGAAGTAAAACTCGGTATTATCATTAGCTCTTAAAACTACTGAACCATTCAACGAAGTTAATACTGCATCGCCTTCTCTATTGGATAATAATACACTATCAGAGCCGTCGTAGTTTAATCTTAAATAGCCATCGCCGTCAAGTGTATATGAATAGTAGCCGTTTGTAAGTGCGTTACTGCTACCGCCACCCGATGGTGTTCCGTTATACCAGTATTCGTTATTGCTATCCCATAACAATGCTTGTCCGTTAGTTGGAGTATCAATATTAACATCTGTTAAATTTTCTAATCTTGTAGGGCTGCCGCCTGTTGAGAATTCATACTCAACATCATCAGCACGAGCACGAACAACAAACGGAATCTGGAACCAATCGCCGGCGTTCCATGAAGTATATGGATCTGGATTAGTAGTTGCCCACATTTGATTATTACGAGCACTATCGGCTTCTGCTTGAGTCCAAGTACCGCCAGAAACTACACTAATACCATCAACATAGCCTTCGCCGTCTAAGGCATCGGCTTGGTATACTGCTGGTACATAACTTCCAGATGGAGTGTATTGTCCATTTCTGTTCATGAACTCAATGTTATCTAAAAGATTTGGCAAGCCAGCAAACTGATATGTTTGATCGCCTGTGTCTTCCACTTCGTTTGCATGTAACGCAGTAGCACGAGTGACACCAGGAACAACAAGTTTACCTGTTGCTGATTCTGATAGTACGCTATCACCAATTGTAATAGATCCTGGACCTACATAAATGTGTCTTACACGAGCAGTCGGACTACCAATGTCTTGTAAGTTGTCAAAGCCCGGAACAAGGTGACCATCTGTACCAAAGCGCCATGTGCTTAGTGCTCCGTTGTTAAAACTAGAACCAATTTCAACACCTTGTGTACCGCCGCCATACAAGCCTGGTAGCCTTACATAGTTGTGATCATCGCCAAAGAACAAGTCTGTTGAACCTTCTTGACCTGCTGGGCGCATAATGTGTAAGTGATTAGGTGCACCAACTTCTGGCATAGCACCAAACTCTAAACCACCGCGGCCGGTGTTCATTGTAATAACACCTGTAGATGCTACACTAACTGCCCATGTGTTTACACCATCTGTGTTTGTAATTGCATTAGTAGGGCTACTACCACCTAGTAAGTTGCTGTTGTCAGTTAAGTCAGCAATGTCTGCGGGGATAGTTGGCTTGTTCCAAATGTAAGCAGGACTTTCTGTAGCAATTTCGTTCCAGTCTGATTGTGTTTCTGAAGTTAAGAAACCAGAATCATTTGTTAATTGACTTAGGTTTGTTGGAACACTAATTGGTTGTGCAGTCCATAACTGAGTTGAAGCATTATATGTCAATACATAGCCATCGCTTGGTACAACGCTTGTTAAATCAACATTGTGTAATTCTTGTAGTTCGTAGCCGTTTTGTGGACGAACAACAATTTGTCCATTACCTTGGTTAGCTCTTTGTACTGTACCTAGATATACTAGATGATTTGGTGCGTATGGTTTTACATTTGTAATTGTACCAGGTGTGCTACCTAGATAAATTACATCACCTTCGGAGAACATGCTAGTGTCTAGACTATCAACTACACCATGCACACAGATATAACCTGGGTTGCCTGGTGCAATATCTTGATCTGCTAGACCTAGTGTCTTAGAACTTAGGCTTTCACCAGAATTTGATGCTAATTTAACACTAACTCTGTTGCCAGTAGCACCATACATGTAAACTGGATCACCTTTGTGAATTGTTGCCGAGTCGGCGTTGGTAACATACGCATACACACGAGTAACATCTCTAGGATTTAATGATCCTGTTGCTACTGTGGTAAATGTAAAAGCACCAGCGCCGTCAGTTGTTAAGACCTGACCATATGATCCGTCAACAATTCCTAAGTCTAACAAGCTAGATGGGATAGTTGGAGCATTTGTTAAATCGTTATAGTTGCCTGAGAATAAACTTGGCTTGCCAGTTAGATCAGCATAAGCACCAGAGAATAAACTTGGCTTGTTTGTTAAACTTTCATAATCGCCATTGAATAAACTTGGCTTGTTTGTTAAATCGTTATAGCTACCACTTGTTGCTACAGTAGATAAGTTTGGTTTGTTTAATAACACACCCATTCCACTAACAGCATTCCAGTCAGTTTGTACCTGCTCAGCTGGAATACTTGGACGATTACTTAGGTCATTGTAGCTACCGCTTGTTGCTACCGCGGCTAAACTTGGCTTGCCGGTTAGGTCTGCATAAGCACCTGAGAATAGTGTTGGTAAACCAGTTAGATCAGCATAAGCACCAGAGAATAAACTTGGCTTGCCAGTTAAGTCTGCATAGGCGCCACTTGTTGCTACAGTAGATAGGCTAGGCTTGTTTAAAATTTCACCCATTCCACTAACAGCATTCCAATCGGTTTGAACTTGACCTGCTGGAATTGTAGGACGGTTTGTTAAGTCATTGTATGAACCTGAGAATAAACTTGGTTTGTTTGTTAAGTCGTTATAGCTACCACTTGTTGCCACTGTGGCATAAGTTGGTTTACCTGTTAGGTCAGCATAAGCACCGCTGAATAGTGTTGGTTTGCCAGTTAGGCTTGCGTATGCACCATCAAACAAGCTTGGCTTGTTTGTTAAGTCGTTGTATGAACCACTGAATAAAGTTGGCTTGCCAGATAAGTCTGCATAAGAACCGCTAAACAATGAAGGTTTATTTGTCAAATCGTTATAACTACCACTTGTTGCTACTGTGGCAAAGCTTGGCTTACTGCTTACATTATTCCATGTAACACTTGCTAATGTAATAAAATTACTATCGTTTGTAAGTTGACTAACGGCACTAGGAACAGTCGGGGCATTTGTAATTTTACTGTAGTCAACGCTGTTGACCCCAATGACACCACTGCCGTTGATGGTAATACTTGTACCATCTAATTTTACACCGCCCTTTGTTACGGTACTGGCTGTTGGGAGAGTGTAGCTACCGCCACTACCTGAAGCCGAAATAAGAGAACCACCAGGAGTTTCTCCATCGTGGATGTATAGTTCACCCTCGAACACACTTAGCTCGCCGTAATGACCCACATAGGTACTGTGCTCATTTTGAATTAAGTGTGCATGAAATTTACGAAATGACATGTTTTTGCGTCCTTAAAGTAAGAAAAAGATAATTTTTTCTGTAACCTGCTATTTAACCGAAAACATGCGTTTTGCCAAAATTTGAGTGAATTGGCTATTGCTTTTCACCTACAATCATAAGTACAATACACACATGCTATTCAAAAAAGCATTGTGTGTTTGGCTCACAAAGAGACTAAAAAACACTAATATTGGCTAATACAAAAAGGAAACATATCATGGCATCTTTAGCAGAAATCCGCGCTCGCTTAGCCGAGCAAGCACAAAAATCCGGTGGTTCTAATACCGGCAGTGGCGACAACTCAATTTACGCTCACTGGAATATCCCAGAAGGTTCTTCAGCAACATTACGCTTCCTCCCAGACGGTGACGAAAGCAATACTTTCTTTTGGCGCGAGCGTCAGATGATTCGTATTCCTTTTGCTGGCGTTAAAGGACAAGACGAAAACAAGAAGGTTGTTGTACAAGTGCCTTGCGTCGAAATGTGGAATGAAACATGTCCGGTTCACGCAACAATCCGTCCTTGGTTCAAAGATCCAAACATGGAAAAATTAGGTCGTACATATTGGAAAAAGCGTAGCTATGTTTTTCAGGGCTTTGTTGTTAACAGCCCAATGGAAGAACAAAGCCTTCCAGAAAATCCAATTCGTCGATTCATTATTGGTCCTCAAATCTTTACGCTTATCAAACAAGCATTGATGGACCCAGACATGGAAGAATTGCCAACTGACTATCAGCGTGGTACAGACTTCCGTCTTAACAAGACACAAAAAGGTGGCTATGCTGACTACTCAACAAGTGGTTGGGCTCGTAAAGAGCGTGGCTTAAACGAAACAGAATTGCAAGCGATTGCGACACATGGTTTGTTTAACTTAAACGACTTTATGCCTAAGCGTCCAGGTGTTGACGAAGTTCGTGCAATTATGGAAATGTTTGAAGCATCAGTTGATGGTCAATTATATGACCCAGAACAGTGGGGCAAGTTCTATCGTCCAAGCGGTGTTCAAATCGCTGGCGCAACAGGTGCCGCGGCAGATGTTGATGAAGACACTCCAGTTGCAAAGTCAGCACCAGCACCACAAGCAAAACCTGCACCAGTAACTGCACCAGTTGAAGAAACTGTAAAAGTTACATCGGGTGATGTTGCTGGCGGTAAGCCAAGTGTTGATGACATCCTTAAAATGATTCGTAGCCGTCAAGCTTAATTGACACTCATGGAGGGTAGAGAACTACCCTCCAATTTTCATTAAAGGATAATAAAATGGCAAAAGCATTTGATGTCTCTAAATTTAGAAAGAGCATTACAAAAAGTATTGACGGCCTTAGTGTAGGCTTCAATGATCCAACTGATTGGATTTCAACAAACAATTACGCACTTAACTATCTTATCAGCGGTGACTTTAATCGTGGCATTCCACTAGGTAAGGTTACTGTGTTTGCCGGTGAGTCTGGCGCAGGTAAGTCATTTATCTGTTCAGGCAACATTGTTAAGAACGCACAAGAGCAAGGCATTTTCCCAATCTTAATCGATACAGAAAACGCACTTGACGAAAAGTGGTTACATGCACTTGGTGTAGACACATCTGAAGATAAGTTGCTAAAACTTAACATGGCTATGATTGACGATGTAGCTAAGATGATTAGTGAATTTGTTAAAGAGTATAAGGCAATGCCAGCAGACAATCGTCCTAAGGTTCTGTTTGTACTTGACTCACTAGGTATGTTGTTAACACCAACCGATGTGAACCAGTTCGAAGCAGGTGACTTGAAAGGTGACATGGGTCGTAAGCCTAAAGCACTTACAGCACTTGTTCGTAATTGTGTAAACATGTTTGGTGACTTGAACTTGGGTCTGGTTGCAACTAACCACACATACGCATCACAAGATATGTTTGACCCAGATGACAAGATCTCCGGCGGACAGGGCTTTATCTACGCTAGCTCTATTGTTGTAGCTATGCGTAAGCTCAAGTTGAAGGAAGACGAAGACGGTAACAAGGTTTCAGAAGTTAAAGGTATCCGTGCCGCATGTAAAATCATGAAGACACGCTATGCAAAGCCGTTTGAATCAGTTCAAGTTAAGATTCCTTACGAAACAGGTATGAACCCTTACTCAGGTCTTGTTGATTTGATTGAAGGTAAAGACTTGCTCAAGAAGGAAGGTAACAGTCTTGTTTACACTACACCAGATGGCGAAATTATCAAGAAGTTCCGCAAAGGTTGGGAACGCAATGATGATGGTTGCTTGGATGTTGTAATGGCAAATATTACTTCTAACCCACACATGTTAGATAAAAAAGCTGAACAAGAAGCTCCAGAACTCGTAGAGGAATAAATGGCAGACGACCATGCAGAATGGTTGAGGAAGCAAGGTGCTAAGGTTGTTGGCCAGCGCACCTTGCGTCATTTGCAATCCGAGTTTCCTAGATACTTAAACCCAGATACTGCTATAGACTTTGAAATGGCCACCCGCCATTCTGTGTTATATCAAATTGAAGTTCCTGAAGACATAGTAAAGAAGTGGGAATATCACGAGGCTAGATTGAACCATGTTATTGAGTATGCTGAAAGAATGGGTAGTATGCCTGCTAGTTACTTTTTAGATAACAGTGATCGTCATCGCAAATTATTAGAAGAGAACCAAATGTACAGAGATGCATGGAGAGAGTTTCAATCCATACGAGCCTTACTTGGCGAAACTCCTCATTGGCCTTGATAACTTTTTGTGTTATACTGCAATATGATTAAAAAACTCATGCAACGATTAGGACGCCATAGAATTATTATGGACCGTCAATGCAATGAACCATTGCTAGAGCGTTACTATGTGTTCTTAAAAGATCGCAAGTGGTTTCCATTTAACATCTTTGTACACAAGTTCTGCAAAGGCGATCCAGGTGATTTGCATGATCATCCATGGCCATACTTTACACTAATACTTAAAGGTGGTTACTACGAGTGGATTCCTGGCAAAGGCGGTGAAGTACGCAAATGGCGTGGACCCGGACACTTTAGATTTTGTAGTGCCCAATCTTATCATCGCATTGAATTAGTAGATGGTATAACACCGTGGACTTTGTTTATGCCAGGACCACAGCAACGGGAATGGGGTTTCTTAGTCAATAACACTTGGGTACATAACGACAAGTACCTTGCTGAAAAGGCTAATCAAATAAATTGATACGACTAAGTATCGCTGATACTATTTTGGAGAATTATTAACAATGACAGATTCAGGAGAAATGCTAATTCAAATGTGGCTCTCACTAAAGCCATATATTGATAAAAAAGAGCGTCCAGATGCGGCGCTAGCTTTTCTAAGAGCGGCAGAAGACTTTTTAGATTTAGAACAAGCAAGAGACGAAGCAAAAGGTTCAGACTCTGCCCTAGATGGTGCATTTGCAGAAATTCTAGGCGAGGATGTTGAGGAAGAAGAAGACGAAGACGAGGACTATTAATGAGTCAATGGTACCGTAAGGTATTTGCAGATATAAGTAACCTTCCGGATTGTATTACATACTTTGAAGGCGAACTTGCACAAGCACGAGCAGAATTAAAAATGGTCGGTAGCTTAGAACGAGCCAGCAGAGATATGCCAGGTATCGTTGAATATCGTTTTAACCAGCTACAAGAGATTGAAGCTATCTTAGAACACCTTAACATTGAACTTCGTAAGCTTCGCAGTTTAAAGTTCCGACAGTTTACAGAACACTATAATCGAACACTTAGCAGTCGAGATGCAGAAAAGTATGTAGACGGCGAACCTGAAATAGTTAATATGGACTACCTTGTCAATGAGTTTGCACTGGTACGCAATAAGTTTATTGGACTTACTAAAGCAATCGACAGCAAGCAATTTCAAATAAACAATGTGACAAAATTGCGGGTAGCGGGCATGGAAGACGCTGATTTGGGCTAATTTTGCCTAAAAATTAAGCATTTTTGCGTTATAAGTCAATGATTTATAACGCTTTTTTGTGGCAAAAACACCACAAAATAGTGGTTGACAACAGGCCCAAACTAGTGCATAATACACACATGATTTGCAAAAAAGCACAAAAAACAGCCGTGTTGTATACATGCAACAAAGTTTAAAAAGCTTAAAAAACGGTTGACTTTTTGGGTCAGCTAGTGCATAATATGTATTGTGTTAAACATTCCACGCAAAGGAAAACAAATGTCAGCTTTTATCACTATTAAAAACGGTTCATATCGTAACTTTAATATTTCTAATCGTACTTTCCAGCTCGTTGCTGATTACAAAGAAGGCACCAAAGGTGGCTATGTAACAGTTATTGCTGACGAAAGTCTTGGTGAGTTTGCCGGTCGCGAAGTACGCATCAAAGTAGAAGGCATGCGTGACATTGAGCCTGCTAGTGCCGCAGATTGTGCTACTAACAGCATTGAAGCAAACTACGACACCCCAGTTAAGAAAGAAACAAAACCTGCTGAAACTGACGAGCAGGCAATTGAGCGTATCCGTGAGCGTTTTGACATCCTTGAAGAAATGGCAGAAGGTGCAGTAGACGGCTCAGTTCGTGCTATGATTGTTGTTGGCCCTCCGGGTGTTGGTAAATCGTTTGGTGTTGAGAAAGTTCTCAACAAGGCCGCTATGTTTGACAAGATTGGTGGCGCTCGTCCGCGCTATGAAGTTGTCAAAGGTGCAATGTCTGCTATTGGTCTGTATGCTAAACTGTATCAATACAGTGATGCTGGCAATGTGCTGGTGTTTGACGACTGTGACTCTGTTTTGCTTGACGACTTGTCGCTTAATATTTTAAAAGCCGCACTGGACAGTTCTAAGAAGCGTAGTATCTCTTGGAACACTGATAGCCGTCTGTTGCGTTCAGAAGGTATCCCAGACAAGTTTGAGTTCAAAGGTTCTGCAATTTTTATTACCAACATTAAGTTTGAGCATGTTAAGTCGGCTAAACTGAAAGACCACTTGGGTGCATTGGAAAGCCGTTGCCACTATTTGGACTTGACTCTTGACACTACCCGTGACAAAATGTTGCGTATCAAACAAATTATGATGGACGGTATGTTGGACCATTATGACTTTGAAGAAGGTGCCAAGGAAGAGCTCTACAATTATGTAGATGAAAACAAAGACAAGTTGCGTGAGTTGAGCTTGCGTACTGTTATCAAGATTGCTGACTTGAAGAAAATGTCAGGTGCAGGTGAGCGTTGGAAACGCCTTGCAGAAACTACTGTAATGAAGCGTGAGTTTTAATTAACGAAGTTACCGGAGATTACAATGATGATTAAATTTGGCGCAACACTTAACACTGATGGTATGGGTTACTGGAGCGGTACTGCTAAGGCAGTAAAGTGTGAGCGTATTGCAATCGCCTACTGTAACGAAGAAATGGATTTTGGCGAGCTTCGTGTTTACTTTGATACTGATACCTGGAATGTAGATGAGGATGGTTTAATCTACACTGATAAACAGTTCCTTGTAGAACTCAAAGAAGCACTCGAGTATTCGGCCCTTGATGCTAGTGATGTTTCATACAGCGAACAAGGTATGCAAGGCGACAATTATGTGAGTCTTGATGTAGGTAAAAACTTTATTGATTCTATGATGGAGATTGCACCAGAAGAATTTGCTTAACACCAACTGCTGACTATTTGCGTGGAATGTAATTGGTGGGGAAAAGGCTCTTAGGAGCCTTTTCTTTTGGCCGCCTTTTGGCTAAATTGCTTTTTAAAAATCACGGTTTTTGCACTAAGTATCTAGCCCTATAATGTTTTGTATTGCCATTATGGTAATATACGATTAGACATTACCTCACCTGCCTGTTATAATACTTTATGCCTGGAATAACAAGATTAGAAATCCGCGACGAAGTTAATGTTAAGTTTCATGACTTAGATGCTAGTACAAGACGCCGTTGCGAAGCCAAATTAAAATATCAATTACCATATGCTTATCATGTACCTGCTTTTAGGCTAGGAAGATGGGATGGCAAGATTGGTTTCTTTACCACAGCCGGATCAACATATTTAAATCTGTTGGATCGGGTATTGCCTATTCTTGATGAAGAAGGTTGGCAGATTGAAATTGACGACAAGCGGTCAATGCATGATTTCAATTTTGCTGAAGTTACCGAAGACACCTTTTCCCACATACTTTGGCCTAAAGGACACCCTGCAGAGGGTCAACCTATTAAGATTCGCGACTATCAAGTAGAGTGTATTAATCGCTATCTTGCTAATCCGCACGGTGTTCAAGAGATTGCCACAGGCGCTGGCAAGACGCTAATGACAGCATCTTTAAGTTTAACATGTGAACCGTATGGTCGTACACTTGTTATTGTGCCTAACAAAGACTTAGTTAGACAAACACATGCTGACTATGTCAACATGGGATTAGATGTTGGTGTGTACTTTGGTGATGAGAAAGACCTTGGGCACATGCATACTATTGCTACATGGCAAAGTATTAATACATTAATCAAGCGAGAGAAGGAAGGTTTGGTTGGTGAAGACGCAGGCATTGACCTAATCTTATCTGGTCTTGTTGCGGTTATTGTTGATGAGGTACACATGGCCAAGGCAGATGTGTTGCGTACAATGTTAACTGGTCCTTTTGCTAATATCCCTATTCGTTGGGGACTTACTGGAACCATTCCAAAAGAAGAACACGAGTATATTAGTTTGCTTGCAAGCTTAGGTCCTGTGCTACACAGACTACAAGCAAGTGAACTACAAGACATGGGTGTATTGTCCAACTGCCATGTCAAGGTATTACAGTTTGAGGACAAGGTAGAATACAAAACCTACCAAGAAGAACTGACTTATCTAACTAGCAACGAGCGTAGGATAGATGAACTAGCAAAAACAATTGAAGCAATTAGTCAAGGTGGTAACACACTAGTATTAGTTGATCGTATCGCTTCGGGTAAGATGCTAGTAGAAAGACTGCCGGAAAGTGTGTTTGTATCCGGCGCAATGAAATCAAAGGATAGAAAAGATGAGTATGACGAAATCACGATCGCTGACAACAAGATTATTGTCGCTACTTACGGGGTGGCCGCTGTTGGGATCAATATTCCTCGTATCTTTAACTTGGTACTTGTGGAGCCTGGAAAATCGTTTGTCAGAGTTATTCAAAGCATTGGTCGGGGGATAAGAAAAGCCCAGGACAAAGACTTTGTCCAGATTTGGGATATTACAAGTACGGCCAAGTTTGCCAAACGACATTTAGCTAAACGCAAAAAGTTTTATGAAGAAGCAAACTATCCCTACCAAACAGAAAAGGTAATTTATAAATGAACATATTAACAGTTGATAATCTCTCTTACGACCTAGATAGGTTGCCAGAGGAAATCGACGAAGACTTGCGTTACGGTGTATTAGACTACAGCAATCCTGCCGAAGTAGACTATATGTTTGTTCCGTTGGTATTCTTAGAAAGCTTTTCATGTCCTGCGGCAGTATTGCGTATTGGGCCATATGAAATGAAAGTACCACTCGACTGGTCATTGATTATCGGCGAAGCCGATCACGGTGAACCAGAAGTTATTAATGTAATGAGCATTAACGATCGCGGCTTCAGTACATTTGTGTTTAATCCAATTAATGGATACAAACCCGAGTGGCACAAAGTTGAAGTGGTTAACATATATCAAGAAGTTAAATGGTATGTTCCTAAATTAAAGTTTGGTCATGTATTGGCAGTACCACTAACCAATGGTAAAGAACCTCCATGTGCTTTCTTCTTAAAAGAAACAAATAAGATTCCTGAAGTACTTGACTTAAACAAGATTTGGTTTTAAAATACTAGCATGGCTACCAAGAAAAAGGCACCAGCAAGTGCGGCATATAAACTTCCCATTGACCAAGTTATGGCCGCTGTTGACCTGCGTAACGGTGACTACTATAGCAAGCTCGGTGACGAAGACCTTAAAAGTCTAAGCACATATATGGCCCAGCGTTGGGCAAGTCAAGTACAAGGCACACAAGAAGTGCAGGAAGAATACTTGATTAATGTCAACGAATATAGCAACATTGACTACATTGCTACCACAAGCTCACATGAAGAAATGCGCTGGCGTGCCTTGGCACTTGTCGGATTAGGCGTTAAACTTAGACATGAATTTGTACCACCTAAGGCACAAAAGAAAGACAAGTTAACCGCATGGTTAATTGAACAGTTCCCAGCAATGAGCGATGATGAAATTGAACTATTCCGCGAGCTAAATGGCAACGATACACTAGAAGAAATTGCAGTTGCTCAAAACATGGGCAATAAAGATTTAAAAGATTTGTTTAAATAAGATGTCAGATTATCAATGTCGCTTTTGTAATAAGACATTTACTAGAGAGCGCACACTTAGCAGTCATATGTGTGAGCGCAAACGCAGGTGGATGAATAAGGACGAAGCAGAAAGCCGTATCGCTTTTAGTGTGTGGGCAGACTTCATGAAGTATGTTAGCCCAAATACTAAGAAGCCAAAGTCCATTGATGATTTTATAAGGAGCCCAGACTATATTGGTTTTGTAAAATTTGCTAATTATCTAATCGCACTCCGCCCAGTAGAAAGCGACAAGTTCATTAAGTGGCTTTTTAAATTAGGGGTTAGGTTAGGTGACTGGACAAAGCCAGGCACTTATCAATTGTATGTTCAGGAAGCCGCTAAAAAGGAAACGGCAGAACGAGCATTGGAGAGAGCAATACTAGCCATGCAAGAGTGGGGCGAAACTACAGGAGACAATTGGCAGTACTTTTTTAAAAAAGTAGCACCGGCAACAGCAATGAACATGGTGGTATTGGGTAGACTTAGTCCTTGGATTATCTACACAACAGATGCCGCACAAGAATTGTTAGATCGCATGGAACCAGGCCAAATTGATACAGTAGCAAAACATGTGGACACAGAATGGTGGATAAAGAAAATAAAAAGAAACTCGGACGAGGCAGAGTGGATAAACACAACGATGAAGCAGGTGCTCGCTACGAGCTCTTAGAAGAAAAGTTAAAAGAGTTTATTGATAAACTTGACCATGTTTCACACGAAATGGATTTTATTAGACAACAACAGATTGAGATTCTCAATCTACTAAACAAAAAGATTAGTAAAAAATGAATTATCCAGATGTAGACATTGACTTTGCAGACAGAGAACAGGTATTAAAATTAATACCTCACACTCCTGCTATGCAGGTAATGCCTAATGGGACAAAACAAAAACACAAGACTGGAGTTTATTTTCATCCGGTCCCTGTTAATCCTTTTACAGGATGGTGTGATTTAGATTTTAATCAAGCAGAAGAAATTGGATTCTTTAAAGTAGACTTACTCAATGTAAGTTTGTATCAGCAAGTTAAGAGCAAAGAGCATCTTGACCAATTGATTAATACGGAGCCACTATGGGATTTACTTCAACAGGACGACTTTGTAAATCTGTTATTTCATTTGAACGGGCACGGGGATATACTGAGGAAGACTTGCCCAACTTCCGTGGAACAATTATCTGCCGTCCTAGCAATGATCCGCCCCGCCAAGAGATACCTAGTTGGGAAGCCCTGGACGACGATTATGAAGGAAGTTTGGACAAAGCCAGAGACTGGTGAGTACTTCTTTAAGAAAAGCCATGCAACAGCTTATGCATTAGCTATTGTGGCGCAGATGAATTTAATCTGCGAACAACTTGCTTAATCCATCTTTCTTACAAGGCTAATTTGACGGCGTTTTGTCCGTTTAGTAATGACATTTGTAAGGCTAGTTTGGTGTCCGTAAAGTACTTCAAAATCCTTTGTACTAAAGGTCTTTAAGGCATAAGAAAAGTTACGCATTGGTTCTTTTAGAACAATGTTAATAGGTATTAACCGGTTAGAGCCCCACCACCATTCTTCGCCCATTTCTACAAATAACATTTTATCGTTATCGTCTTTTAAGGAATTGTAGACATACATAGTGACAACTGTATTGTCACTATTTTGTATAATACCCACTAATTCCTGATCTCCATAGCGTACTAGACTCATAAATGGGAAACGCTCTAGAAATTCTTTTACTTTACTATCCATGCATTTACTTAGCAATTTGAAGAACTGGTTGTTTGCTAAATAGTCACATGGCAACTTTAAACACTTCTACCCCAATAGCAACACTAAACTATTCTGGTGCTGGCACAGGTCCTAGTACTACTAGACATGCCGCCCTTTATACCGACCAACGCATTGTTTGGTTTAAAGGTGTTGACAATCTACTAGATCTTGTTATTACAGGCAACGATCGCCGTCCTGTAAGCTTGTTACGCAGAGAACTTACTGTAGTTTTATGGGATAGAGAAACAGGCACTACCATTTTCCGTAGACGAGCTACTCCTACGATAGCTGAAAACGGTCAAGCTAGGCTGGTTGTATTCGCCCGTGACCTTATGACACTTGGACCAGGAATTTATTCGTTGGCCGCAACAATGGTTGATGCAGAAGGTTTAGAAACAGCATTAACTTGGAATCGCGCCCAGCAAGCCGCATTTGACATCGAAGTTAAAGATGCTGTAATTCCAACAAGCCGCGCAACACACGAAGTCACACAATTCACCACAATTGACACAACATCAGGATTGATGGTAGTATCGAGCGCATACAATGGTCCATTATACTATCGAAAAGATTCTGGTTTGTTTACTGTAGGCATACACGGTAGCAACTACACAGGTTCTATCATTATACAAGGTACAATGGATGAAAGCATTAGCACAGACACATTGTGGGCTGACCTAAAACCACAAGATCTTGATATATCAACACTAACATTCCAAGGTTACACTGGCATTGATCCATACAACTTTTATGCCAATGTAAGATGGTTGCGTGTTGTTAAAGCTGACAGCCAATCGAACGCTGGAACCCTTGACAAAGTACAAATAAGAGTATAAACTAGCTCTATATGAGTCTGGTTGAGAATACACTTAGGGCGCACCTACCTACACTAAAAGCAACATCTAATGGTTGGCTAACCATGAACTGCCCTATGTGCGTTCAAAATGGACAGCCTAGACCAGATACCAAGCACAGGGGTGGTATTAAATTTGAAGCCGATCGTACAGGCTATCATTGCTTTAACTGTAACTACACTACAGGTTGGCGGCCCGGCCAGAGATTAGGATTTAAACTAATCAAATTAATGCGAGTACTAGGCATTGATGAAGGTGAAATCCAACGCTTAAAGATTCAACTATGGGATCAGGTAGTTGAAGATGAAACGGTAATTGAAGAACCATACAAAAAGCCAGACTGGCCAGAAATTGAATGGCCTTGGACAGTCCGTGACCTGACCCTCGAAGCCGCAGAGTACTTAGACAGCCGTGGCGTACTAGAGTTAACAGACTGGTACACTAGTGCAAGCCCTATACAAGGCATGGACAATCGTGTTATACTACCTTACATAAGCGATGGTAAGATAGTTGGCTATACAGCCCGTTGGATAGGTGATGTACCAGACAAGAAGACAGCAAAGATGGTTACAAGCAGACCACCTAGCTTTGTATTCAACTTAGATCATCAAAGCCATAGTCGTAAGTACACAATAGTAACCGAAGGCGAGTATGATGCACTTACCTTAGACGGTGTTGCTATTATGACTAATTCAATTAGCCCAGAGCAGGCTAAGATTATTGAAGACATTGATAACGAGCCGGTGGTGCTTCCAGATAGAGATCGTGCTGGTATGGTATTAGCAATGCAAGCCGCAGAGTTAGGTTGGAGTGTGAGCTTTCCAGATTGGCCAGATGGTATCAAAGATGCCAACGAAGCCGCACAGAAGTTTGGAAGAGTTGCTACACTACAAAGTGTATTATCGGCGATTGAGAGCTCGCCATTGAAGATTAAATTATTAGCAAGGCGATGGTGTGTATAAGGTAAAGGTAAATTGGAAATTAGGCCAGGATACTAATGACTGGTGGAATATGGTATGTATTTGGGTACTAGAAGAATATGGATTGCCAGGTGACAGATACAAAACTGAACTTACAGAAGATTACATGATATTTGATTTTAATGAAAAAGAAGATGCCGCAATGACAGCCTTGCGTTGGGGGAATGAGTAATGGCAGATGATGTAAAAGAATACGGATATGAATTACAGAAGTTATTTTTAGACTTCTTAATTAGTAATAGAGATTTGGCAGCTCGTTGTCAAAATGTACTAGACCCAGAACATTTTGACCGTAGGTTGCGTGGTGCCGCAGAGTTTATTAAGAATTATGTAAACGAACATGGCAACATTCCAGATGTTGCACAAATTAAAGCAACGACAAATACAGAGCTTTCTAACTTAGAGGACAGGGCACAAGAACATAGTACTTGGTTCTTGGAAGAGTTTGAAGGCTTTGCAAGACACAAGGCACTAGAGAAAGCTATTCTACAAAGTGCTGACATGTTGGACAAGAGTCAGTATGGTGCAGTTGAAAAGCTTATTAAAGATGCTGTACAGGTTGGACTGCCAAAGACATTTGGTACAGACTACTTTGCTGATCCAAGCGGACGACTAAACGCACTCAAAGACAATAACGGCCAGTTGACAACAGGTTGGAAGACACTTGATGATAAACTGTACGGTGGATTCAACCGAGGTGAACTAAACATTTTTGCTGGTGCATCTGGTGCAGGTAAATCATTGTTCTTGCAGAACTTGGCACTTAACTGGGCAATGGCAGGATTGAATACAGTTTACTTCTCGCTAGAACTTTCAGAAGGGCTATGTGCTATGCGTATGGACGCAATGTTAACAGATACGCCTACTCGAGAAGTGTTTAAGAAGCTAGAAGAAGTTGACCTTAAGGTTAGGGTTAATGCAAAGAAAGCTGGCGTACTACAAATTGTACAGTTAACAAACGGTATTACAGCAAACGATATCTTAGCATGGGTTCGTGAATTCCAAACACAGCGTAAGATCAAAGTAGATGCCATTTTAGTCGACTACTTGGACTTGATGATGCCAGCCAGTCAAAAGATTAGTGTTAGCGATATGTTTGTTAAGGACAAGTTGGTAGCAGAAGAATTGCGTAACTTGGTTGTTAGTGAACAATTACTATTAGCAACAGCTTCGCAGTTAAACCGTAGTGCAGTTGAAAGTGTCGAGTTTGATCACTCTATGATTGCTGGTGGTTTAAGTAAGATTCAAACAGCAGATAATGTGTTTGGTATCTATAGTACTCCTACAATGAGAGAGCGTTGTATGGTACAGTTACAGTTTATGAAGACTCGTAGTTCAAGTGCAGTTGGCCAGAAAATTGATTTGAGCTTTAATCCAGACACATTGCGTATCAGCGATCAAGTTGATAGTGCATCCACCACTTCAAGTGCCAGTGAAGTGCGTAATCGTTTATATAGACAATCAAATTTAGGTACAGAAGTAGCAACAGCGCCACCGACTAAGTGGGAAAAGCCAACAGGAACACCAGCTTGGGAAAAACCACCGCAGACCAGTGAAGCAACTGGCGACGAAGCCATTAAAAAACCCCTAAGTACTTCTGTTAATGTTAGTGCTAACAGAGATAAGCTTAGGGGTATTGTGAGCCGTGATATTTAATTACTTGTATTCGCGCTCTTTACTAGGAGCTTCTACTTCATCGCCCGTAATAGGGGCCACTTCTTCCTCTTTATCTTCTTCAGGTTCTGGGATTTCTTTTGGTTCGTCTTTGATATTGTCTTTTGGTTCGTGGTCTGTGTTAAAGTCGTTAATGTCTTTTCTAACTCGTGTAATTAAGCCTGGATCTTCTGCTATAATATCAGCCATGGCAATAAATGCCGAAGTAAGGAGCCGCTGTTCGCCTGTTGTAATTGGTTGGCCACTGTTCATTTTATTCAAAATTTGCATAAAACGACCTTGGACTTTTTCATCAACCAATGGTTTTAGTGCGGTTTTAAGGCGCATTAACTCCATAGTGTTAATGCTATGGTCTGGTTCGCCTGTTTCGCTATGCGTATCATACTCGCATAAGCTTTCTAATCGATTTACAAGGTCTCTTATCTGTTGAGCACCTGATGAATATTGCATTTTTTACAATCTCCTGTTGACACTATTTAGCTAAATATTCCAATCATGCGTAAACAAACTCGTAGCATTTTAGATGAAATTACCGGACTTGTTCCAAAACAAGATAAACACCTATTGGTTGAGGGACTGGCTGTTCAAGCTATTGCCCGTGTAATTAATTTGATGGAAGTTATCCAACAAAATTACCCACAGCACCAAAGTGAAGAGCTAATTCGACGATTACAGCTAGCTATTAAAAACGGTGACCCTGCTAAGTTTACACGCGGTGTACGAGCTATTAAGGAAAGCGAACAGTGAAAATCCGTGAAATACAAAAGACAACACTAGAAGAAGGGTTCTTAGATAATTTAATTGCAAAAGCATCTAATATTGCCGGTGGCGATGGCATCACTGGCTTTGTCCGCGGCTTATTAGGCCAAGAAGCAGGACTTAATCGTGTAACAGACGCAATTCGTAACCAAGTTGAAGGGGCAATGCGCCGCCGCTTAGGTAACGATATCAACAATATACAAGATGGTAGCAAGCCAACCCCTATAGCCGAAGTACTAAAGCAAGCTTTGGCAGTAGGTGTAAAATTAGCCAACGATGATGGTCAACAAATTGACCAGGCGCAGATTAATGGCATCATTAGAACACGCCAACAACAGCTAATGACTCTTATTAAGAGCGGCGATATTAGATCAGACGCCGTAGTAATCCAAAACATATACAATGCATTATCTTCAGGTACAGATCCACAAATCAAAAATACTTTTTCTGAAAGTGTAAGAACCGTTTGTATGTTTGTTGCTGGTGCAATTTTACTAGCAGGATTTGAAGACGCTGATAAGACCAATGCTGAATTTACCTTAGATCGTGCTGATAAAGAAAAGTTTGACCAAGTCGGTGAAAAAATTAATACAACATTGTTCAGCCCTACCAGCCCAACATTGCGAGCACTGAACCCAGACGAAGATTTTAAAGACAACATTGAAAACTTGATTGCCAGAATGAGTAATCAAGTTAAAGAATACTCTAGTATGCCAGCAGTTAAGCTAGGTACCTATGTTAGCAATCCTCCGAAGATTGTAACAGCGGGACAGTTACAAGGTGCATTTGCTGGACATAATGGTAATGCTGATCCAGAACAAATTAATGCACTGGCTGAACAAATGTCTAATGAGTTCAGCGCATTACTAACGGCATACCTCGAAGCCGCAATCAAGGAAGCACAGGTAAAAGATAATGCCGCACAATCATTTGAACAAATTTGGAAACCATGGGCCGTTAATGCGTTTAATGCACTAGACAACTTAAAGTTCAAACAGCAACAACCAGCTCAACAACAGCAGACAAATAACGCATCAGTTGAACTAAAGCATTTAGAAGACTCTCATGCCGCAGGCGAGAAAGCGGTAAGAGATGCACTAGAAAAAAACAAAGATCTAAAGCCCGAGCAAATAAAAAACATTTACGATTACGCTCGAGAAGATTGGGATAGGAGTCACCCAGTAACATGAAAATTAATGAAATAGCAATTCCACGCAAGCCAATGCTCGCCGAAGCAAAGGCTCGTATTGATCATCCAGAGGATCTACTTTTTGATGAAGGAGTAGAAGGTGCCAAGCGAGCTTTATATGCATTGAGCCACATTCCAACAAGCCCAGAGTCTACTACAGTTAAGTGGGATGGTAGTCCTGCTATTATCTTTGGCCGCGATGAAGGCGGTTTCGTGTTTACAGATAAAGCTGGATTTGGTGCAAAGAAATATGATGGTATGGCTCGTAGCCAAAAGATGTTCCAGGATATGATTTATAATCGTAAACCTGATGAACCAAACCGTTTAGACTATGCAACAACATTAGGTAAACTATACCCAATGTTAGAAAAGTTAGTACCAGCAAAGTTTAAAGGCTACATTCAGGGTGATGTGATGTGGATGAGTACCCCAGTTGATCACGAAGGTACCATTTCAATTAAGCCTCTTAAAGTGAACTACAACATTAGTTCAAAGAGCAAACTGGGCAAAAAGATTTTAAAGAGCAATGCTGGCATCGTTGTACACAGTATCTTTAACAGCAAGGACGAAGACGAACCTAGAGCAATCGAAAGCGTTGAAGCATTAGGTTTAAAGAGTGTACCAGGACTAGTGGTGCTAAGTCCAGAAATGAAAATTTCTACACCGCTTAACCTGCCTACCGACTATATTGATGCAGTTGAAGCATTGTTAAACAAAAAAGGTGCGGCAGTTGCTAAATTTTTAGATCCGTATGCAATTGGCGCAATGAAGATTTCTAACTTGGGAGATATCTTCAAAACATACATGAATCAATTGGCTTATGCTGGCACCAGAGATTTCAAATCTGCCCCACAGGGATTTGTCGATTGGGTACAAAGCCCCGAGAGCAAATTGAGTCTAAGCAAGCAAGGTAATATTATTCAACACATTGGTGCTAACAAGGCGGCTTATAAAGCAGTATGGGAAATTGTTAGTGCGTTGGTTGGTTTAAAAATGGCTCTAAAAGCCCAACTAGATTCACCACAAAAGATTAAAGACGAACTAGGCAATGATATAGAAGATCCAAATCACATTGCCGCTGATATTAGAGGCGAGCGTGGCCATGAAGGCTTCGTAGCAGATACACCGCACGGTAAAATTAAACTTGTAGACCGTCCAACATTTATGAGGAAGGGCTAACATGGAAGAAAATAATCAATTAGAAAGCAACTTTGATTTTATCAAAGAGAATTGTAACGAAAGTAAAATGTTTCGCAACAACTACATTTCGCAGATGACATTGCGAGATGCTGTTGATAGTGTATTCTTGAATATGCTTACATTGTATTTGTTAAGTCAAGAATTTGAAACAGCGCCGTTCGCTCAAGAGTATGCACATAAGACAATTATGTTTGGAAACTTTAATGTTCCTAGAGTAGGCGGCACAGACTTATATCAAGGATTGCACATATTGTTCAACCCAGCAGGAAATACAGCACAATTATTAAGAGCTGAAGAACAGAATGCATTACTATCAGGTAAACTAAGAACCAATGCAAAATTAGTAAAAGACTTTCTAAGAGGACTTGCTAATAACTCATTGGATCGTACTACTGCTATTCGTTTAATGTATCGCCTTGAAGGTCAGATGCACATTGACATTAGTAACTACAAGAGCCTACGCAGACTTATTACTGATTGGGTAAATCTTTCAACAGAACAGCGTAAACTTTGTGTAACAAGATTACTACAATACTATCGTGTGCGTGGCCGCCGTAGCGAATTGTATCCAGCACTAGAAACATTGACACAAAATAAGGGCTGGGAATTAACAGCCGCTGGCAATGCAGAATTACAAGATGTGGGAGCCGGCGCCATTGCAGGATCCAGAAGCCCGCATGGTTTCCTTAAAGGGGTTGCTCGAGTTGGGGCGGCCGCTGCCGCTGGTTGGGCATTTGGAAAATTAATTTCCTAAGGTATCATGCAGGATAGAACATTTTGGAGTGTGCCCGGCACACATATCGGCTCCGATCCAGAATTCTTTACAGCATGGACATTATACGATATTGGCCTAGATAGTGAAGGCGGAAAGAAAAACTGCGAAAAATTCTTAAAGTTTATTAGTAGCCGCGGACAATATTTGCTAGCAGGAGTAGACCGTTTAGAAAACCAAGATATTACCAATGGGTTATTCGGTGAAAACTTTACAGGAGTTCAAACCGTCTGGTGCTTAAAATGGATTGCAGGTGCAATCGGACAAATGTCAGAAGAGTCTTTGGCAGTAGACTCTGAGAGTATTACACTTTTAACCGGCTTAAAAGAAACAGCAACGCTTCCCGGGCGTATAGATACATTTGGCGCTGACACAAACACCTTTTTTATACGCCATGATTCTTTCTGAATTTGGCTAAATATCCGTAACAATTAAAAACCCGTATTACCGCAACTCACTTAGGCTCATTTAAGGCACATTACAAATTACAGTAGACACGAGTCTGGCTGTACATTTGCACATGGATATAATTTGAGTTATGAGTGGAAATACACCCATCACTGAGAGTACGAGTTTAGAAATGCATGTAGAATTATGTGCAGAGCGATATGGCCGACTTCAGGAAAAGTTTCAAACTGTTGAGCATCGACTGGATCAACTACACGATGATTTTACGGCTTTCAAAGCAGATAATCAGAAGAATTTAAGCGAAATTAAAAGCTTACTAAGCAATGCCAAAGATGAAAAATTCAAAATTATGGTAACAGCTACATCAACTGTTGTTGTAGGATTGCTAGGTATGCTAGGCTATGTGATAACACATTTGCCTAAATAACTGGATAGTTAAACCCCTAGCAAACACTAAATAGCAGACTGGAGAACATTATGAAATTTAACGACATTACAACAACAAGAAGCCCTGCACAAGCGGCCCGTAATGCTCTACGCAAAGAAAGTATTGTAGTAGACGAAAGCTTACGCGGTTACCGTTTAGAGCAAGAGCTTGTTCGTATCAAAGAAGAAATTGATATTTTAGCAAGCAAGGGCGGAAATGAGTATGCTCGTGCTATTTTACATCGCGAAGTATATGAAGATATGGCACGAGTTGGTGCTACATTATACGAAGCAGAATTAGATGATGCTGGCCTAGAGCAAGCTGAAGTTATCATTGCCGCTAAAGCAATGAACAAGAAATTCCAAGACATGATCGAAGATGTTGCTGATATGTTAGGTAGCGACATGATCACTTTAGTCGATGAAATCAAACAGCGTTTTGGTGATGGCTCAGGCGAGCAATATGCACAAACAGTTAAAGGCGCACTTGAAACTGCAATTGATACTTTAACAAGTACAAAAGATTCTCTAGACAGCGCAATTACAGCATTAACATCAGGCGAAGCACCTGTACCAGCACTAGGTGGTGAAGAGCTAGGTGCAGAAGCTGGCGCAGAAGAAGCTCCAATTTTCCCAAGTAGTGCAGGTCCGGAAGAAGAAACTACCGGCAGGGAGATGAAGAGTGATATTGAGTGAACTAGCACTCTCTGATAAAAATTTTGCTAACGCCGTCAAGATGCTTATTATTAAAGCACACGATGACGGCTTAGTAAAATTACCTATGAACCAATTAGTTGATACATTGAACCGCATGGGCTTTAGTGCTAGCGGTCAAGTTGATGCTATCCGTGGTTTAATTTCTACATTTAAAGCTAAGAATAATGATCTTATAGCAGATGTAAATAATAGTGAAATCATGCTTACTACAATTCCTACGGCTGATACAGAAGATCAAGCACAAGCGAATAAAGAAAAGGTAGGCAAAGATGCAGTAAGTCAGGCTAGAAAGGATCTTGGACTATGAGTCGTATTATGTTAACTGCTGGTGAAGCAAGAACAAAAGCATTACAAGACATTTATGTATTGCGTGAAATCCGCGACTTAGAAGAACAAATTATTTTAGCAAGTGCAGATGGTGAAGTTGAGGTGACAGTATCATCAACTAGCACAATGGCAAAAAATCCAAGCGATACCGGTTATAGTGTTGCCGCAGAATATTATGATACATGGACCGGTGCCCGCAATGATCGCCAAAAGACATTACAGATGAATAAAGTTATCCAATACTTTTCAGACCTTGGATATACTATTGACCGCGTTACCAATCCAGCATCACAAACCACTTTCCAGTGGGTTATTGCTTGGTAATATAAAACATTGACATTTAAAAAATCGTTGTGTATAATAAACAACGATGATAACATTTAATCCCAAATACGAATATAAGAAGTTAACTAGGATTGACGGTCCTAGCAGACTCTATGCCACACCAGATGGCTCAAAAGTTCCCAGCGTTACTACCATTTTAAGTGCAACAGCAGATAAAACAGCATTGTTGGAATGGAAGAAGCGTGTAGGCGAAGCTGAAGCTCAACGCATTTCTACCGAATCAGCAGGCCTTGGTACACTTGTACACAAGCATGTTGAAAACTTTATTGAAGGTAAAGAGCGTCCTCCTGGCAATACTCCAATTCATGTGCTGGCTCGCAGTATGTCAGATATGATTATTAACAACGGCCTGCCTAGGGTCACTGAAGTTTGGGGTATGGAGGCTAGTTTATATTATCCAGGCTTATATGCAGGCACAACAGACTTGGTAGGTTTGTTTGAAGGCGTTCCTAGTATTATGGACCATAAGACTGCTAAAAAAATGAAGAAGCCAGAATGGATGGAAGATTACTTTATTCAAACCACAGCATACGCAATGGCGCATAACGAAGTATATGGTACTGACATTAAACAAGGTGCCTTGTTTATGGCAGATAGGGAAGGCAAATATGAAACCTTTGTTATAGAAGGCGCAATGTTTGAAAATTATAGCGACAAGTGGTTGCGTCGAGTAGAACAGTACTATAAACTAAACTAAGTAGCAGTAGTGAAAAATCGTAATTTAGAGCATTGGTTCCTTGACAAGCAAGGAAAGTTACTAGCGTGGCGAGAGTGGAGGTCCCAGTTATCTGCAATGGATACTGCATCTGCTTATCAAGAAGCCGCAGAGTGGTGGAAATTCGTTCCACTAATAAATAAAACCTTTGATGCGTGGCGCATGGAAACATGGCCAGACCCGTGGGAATTAGTGGGTCGTGGTGAATTCTGCTCCAGCGGTCAGGGGTTAGGTATTTTTTATAGCTTGGTGTTATGCGGCATCGATTGCGAACTAATGCTAGCTATGGTTAACCAAGAAGCACGACTTATGGTGTTACTACCCGGTAATAAATTGTTAAATTATTATGACGGAGAAGTGATTGACATTGAAAACGCCGAGCTTGAAATTTTGAAGACTTGGGCGCCTAGCGACCTTGCTAGACTGGTTAAAGTGTAAAGATATTGCGTCACCGAACCCGATTAAGTATTTGACCTATTTCTTAATCGGGGGCAAAACAACAAATGGAAGAGTTAATAGCAGATATGAGTAAGAGCACAATAAATGTAATAAAAAGAAATGGTCGTAAAGAACCATTGGACATTAACAAGATCCACCTAATGGTAGAAGAAGCTTGCGATGGTTTAGCAGGTGTTAGTGTAAGTCAAATTGAAATGAATGCAGACTTACAATTTAGAGATGGTATTAGTACAGCAGAGATTCAAGAAATTCTTATTCGTAGTGCTAGCGATTTGATTAGCCTAGAAAAACCTAACTATCAGTTTGCCGCGGCCCGTTTACTATTATACGGATTACGCAAGGATGTATTTGGCAAGTTTGATTATATGCCATTATACGATTTAGTTAAACAGAATGTGGTTCGTGGTGTCTATGACGCTGAACTATTAGAACAGTATACAGAAGAAGAATGGCGCCAGCTTGATGTTTATATCAATCATCAGCGTGACTTAGATTTTACATACGCAGGTATGCGTCAAGTTGTTGACAAATATCTTGTACAAGACCGTTCAAGTGGTCGCGTGTTTGAAACACCACAATACATGTATATGATGATTGCCGCAACTCTATTTGCGACATATCCAGCTGATAAGAGATTGGCATACATTCGCCGTTACTATGATGCGATCTCAACATTTAAGATTAACATTCCTACTCCTGTGATGAGTGGTGTGCGTACACCTATTCGTCAGTTTGCAAGTTGCGTTCTTGTTGATGTTGATGATACACTACCTTCAATCTTTAACAGTTCTACCGCCGTTGGTTATTATATTGCTCAGCGAGCAGGTATTGGTTTGAATGTTGGTCGTATCCGTGCTATCAACTCTAAAATTCGTGGCGGCGAAGTTGCACACACTGGTGTTATTCCATTCTTAAAGGTATACGAAGCAGTTGTTCGTAGCTGTACACAAAATGGTGTTCGTGGTGGTAGTGCTACAGTTCACTTTCCAATATGGCACAAAGAAGTTGAAGATGTATTAGTACTAAAGAATAACAAAGGTACCGAAGATAATCGTGTACGCAGACTTGATTATTCTATCCAGTTAAGCAAGATTTTTTATGAGCGTTTATTAAGTGATGGTGACATCACTTTATTCTCACCACACGATGTTCCAGGCTTGTACGAAGCATTTGGCAATAATGAAGTATTTGATGAATTGTATCTCAAGTACGAAGCAGATTCAAAGATTCCTAAGAAGTCTGTTAAGGCAATGAAGCTGTTTGGCGAGCTATTAAAAGAACGAGCAGAAACAGGTCGCATTTATATTATGAACATCGACCACTGCAATAGCCATAGCAGTTTCCTAGATGCTGTTAAGATGAGCAACCTATGCCAAGAGATTACTTTACCTACAGATCCTATCCAGTCATTGGATGATAAAGAAGGTGAAATTGCATTGTGTATTTTAAGTGCAATCAATGTAGGTAATTTGCGTGAACTAGATGACCTAAAAAATCTATGTGACCTTGCTGTTCGTGCATTGGATCAAATTATTGATTACCAACGCTATCCAGTTATTGCCGCTGAGCTATCAACAAAGGCTCGCCGCAGTCTTGGCATCGGTTATATTGGATTAGCACACTTCTTGGCCAAGAAAGGTTTAAAGTATAGCGATCCAGAAGCCGCCCAAGCAGTTAATCGTTTAACAGAAGCATTCCAATTCTATCTAATTCGTGCAAGCGTACAGTTGGCAAAAGAGCGTGGTAAGTGCGAATACTTTGATCGTACAAAGTACAGCAAAGGCATTTTACCAGTAGACACATACAAGCGTGATGTTGACGAATTCTTAGGAACAGACTTACATTACGACTGGGAAGCACTACGCAAAGAAGTACTAGAACACGGTATGCGTCACAGCACATTGTCTGCACAAATGCCTAGTGAGTCTAGTTCGGTAGCAAGCAATGAAACAAATGGTATTGAACCTCCTAGAGCCGCAATGAGCACTAAGAAGTCTAAGAAAGGTCCATTAAAACAAATCGTTCCACAATACAGCAGTCTAAAAAACAATTACTCATACTTGTTTGAAGATGGTGTAAATGATGGCTATGTTAAGATTGTTGCCGCAATGCAAAAGTACTTTGACCAAGCTATTAGTGGAAATTGGTCCTACAATCCAAAGCACTACGAAAACAACGAAGTGCCAATGAGTGTAATGTTTAAAGACCTCCTAACCACATACAAACTGGGTTGGAAGACCAGTTACTATCAGAATACATATGATATGAAAGGCGAAGACGAAGACAGCATTACTGCGGTCCAAGAAACTCAGCCAGAATTACAACCATTAGCAGATGACGCAGAAGCTTGCGAAGCCTGTACAATTTAATTAGGATACTATGTCAGCAACGGTCTTTAACAAGAGTAAAGTAGACTTCACCAAGCAACCTATGTTCTTTGGTGAAGCCCTCAACGCCCAAAGATTTGATACATTCAAGTATCCTGTGTTTGATAAACTTACACAAACTCAGCTTGGATACTTCTGGCGTCCTGAGGAAGTAAGCTTACAAAAAGATCGTAGCGACTATCTTGATTTCCGTGATGAGCAAAAGTTTATCTTCACAGCTAACCTAAAGTATCAAATTCTTTTAGATAGTGTACAAGGTCGCGGCCCAGCAATGGCATTCATGCCTTACTGCTCTTTACCTGAGCTTGAAGGTTGTATGAATACCTGGCAGTTCTTTGAAAACATTCACAGTCGCAGTTATACACACATTATTAAGAATGTGTATAGCAATCCCACTGAAGTCTTTGATACTATCTTAGATGATGAAAAGATTATTGCTCGTGCTAGGTCTGTAACTCGTGCATATGATGAATTCATTGATGCCGCACAACAATTTACAGTTGCAGGTAAAGGTACCTTGCGTGATGTTAAGAAGAAATTATTCTTAGCAATGGTTAATGTAAATGCACTTGAAGCTCTTCGCTTCTATGTAAGCTTTGCCTGTTCGTTTGCATTTGGTGAATTGAAAAAGATGGAAGGCTCTGCAAAAATCATTTCATTAATTGCTCGCGATGAAAGTCAGCACCTAAGTATTACTAGCCACATTATTAAGAATTGGCAAAAAGGTGATGATACAGAAATGCAAGAAATTGCCGCCGAGTTACATGATGAGATTGGTAACATATATGACCTAGTAGTTGACGAAGAAAAAGACTGGGCGGACTATTTGTTCAGCCATGGTGCTATCGTTGGACTAAATGAAAAGTTGTTACATCAGTATGTTGAACATATTGCTAATCGCCGCCTTAAAGGTCTTGGAGTAGAACCAAGATATAGTCGTAGCGCAAATGATAATCCCTTACCATGGATGGATCATTGGACAAGTAGCAAAGGTTTACAAGTTGCACCACAAGAAACAGAAATTGAAAGTTATGTAATCGGGGGCATTAAGCAAGATGTCAGCAAAGATACATTTGCAGGATTCAAACTTTAATTCTAGTGAACTGTATGTAACTGAATGGTGTACTGCTTGTCATGTGGTACTTGACAAACTAAACAAAGCAGGCATCGAGTTTGAAATTATAAATGTAGATTCAGAAGAGGATCTACATCAAGCATTTAAAGTGTGGGAAAGTAGACTAGGGTATAATCCAAATTCAATCCCACAGTTTTGGTACCAAGGTAAGCACATTGGTGGTAGTGTAAATATAGAACAATTTTTAAAGGAACAAAATGTTAATTGATGTTAGAAAAGACGGTGATGTAGTAACTCTCAAAATGAGTTCTGGTGAAGAACTATTAGGCGCATTTGTTGGCGAAGATGCTAGTGCGTATACAATTGATCGCCCAGTTACATTAAGTGTAGGCCCTAAAGGTGGTCCAGCACTAACACCTTACCTGATGACAGTTAATCCGGCAAATACAAGAAATTTAAAAATTAACAAGTCTTTGGTTGTTTGTGTAGCCAACACAGACAAAGAACTTGCTGATCAATACACTTCTGCACTTAGTGGAATACAAGTTGCCCCGGCAGGATTTAAAGTATAATGCCAGCAGTACACAGACTTGGCGATCTAAATGACGAAGGTGCCGAAATCACTGATGTTGTTCAGAAAACCGTTTATGCAAATAGTTTACCAATTAGCGTCGATGGTAGTGAAGTAGAAGATGCATCTGACTTTACAGCAAACGGTAGCCCTACGGTGTTTATTAGTGGAATTCCAGTAAATCGCGAAGGCGACGAAGATGAAATAAGCGGTATACCCAGGGCAGACGGCAGTCCAAATGTTTTTGCAGGCTAGTAACTTAAAATCTCCCATAAATAGCTGGGAGATTTTATTTTATGTGTAGTGTAAAACCATCCGGAAACGGTGCTAGAAAAGTAACAGAAAGCGGCCTGACTTATTATGAAGATTCGCCTGCAGGCCGCGCGGCCGCTGCCGCCGACAGAAATGCATCAATGGGTGCAGGGAGCGGGGAAGAACATCATCCGCCAGCCGGCGACCAACCACCTACAGACTTAACAGATTGCACAGCATACACTGATTCGCAATGGGATACTGGGTGCAGTAAGTATTTTAAGTTCGCACACATGGGAATCCGACCAACTGCAGGTGGTGGCCAACTTACTCCTGCACAAGTAGCATGTAATTGGCAAAAGTTATGCCAAAATATATTAGACAAAGTTAAAGAACAGTTTCCTGCACTATCCATTTCATCTGGATATAGACCAGGTCCTGGTCAAAGTGACCACGGGTTTGGAAGAGCCGCAGACATACAAATTGTAGGCGGTGATAAAGTTGCAAAATCAAAAGAAATTTTTAAATTCATTGGTAGCAGTGGTTTACCGTTTTCACAATTATTGTTTGAAGGTAATTGGGTACATGTGGCATACGGTGGCCCATCAAATGCGGCAAGTGCAGTTGGTGTGGCCCGCGATGGGAAGAACTTTTCTTCTTGGCATCAACGAGCAGGCACAAACTTACCAGCTGACCTGCGCTGGGCATAAGTAAACAACCATGGCAGACATTCCAGTAATACCCGGTGTTTCGATTAGCCCAAAAGGCATTCTAAACCGACCAATTAAAGATATTATCTGTGCTATCCTTTTTGGTGGCATTAATAATCTACTCAAAGGCAATTTGCTCTGTGTTAAGGCTGACCTTGACGCACTTATAACAAACAATACAAATTTGCCAGGACTAGCAGACATTAAACAAGAATTAAAAAATGTGCGAGATCAAATTCATGCGCTTGAAGACATCAGCGGCATCAAAGACACCATTGGCAGAGTAAATCAGGCCATTGCCGAAGTACAAAGTTTATTGGCACTTGATGGCCTGTGTAAAATTCCATTAAAGGCACCAGCTATTCCTGATATCATCAAACAAGTTACTGATGCTGAACTAAACGAAGCCAATGCAATTTTAAATGACCTTGGCAGATTGTCAAAGCCGCAATTATGTATTGACGGTGCAGGTGGCCTCAACACAGGTAGTTATAACCCTGATAGTATTCTAGGTAGTATACAAAAGCACTTAAACAGAATGGGTGACATTCCTAGTCAACAAATTAATGTTATGAAGAATAGATTAAAAGGTATTGAGAATGCCTTAAGAAAATCTATCAACAGACAACTGTTTCCAGACTTTAGACACAAGACAGACTTAACAACAGGCTCGGCCTATGTAGCGGGATCATCTGCAATAACATTAGCCGCTCCACCACCATTAGCTAACCAGTGGAATCCTCCTTATCCTCCACAGGATATACCAAATTTAAAAGATGCTACAAGTGTTGCACAAGCCTTGGTCAGTAATGTAGGAAAGACTGCAAGCTACCCGGCTAGTGTCAATGGAATACGACATGAAAATATCTGGCCAGGCTTAGTGGGGCCTACTGTATATTCGTTAGCGGTAAATGCTTTGACACCGCAAGATCCTTTTTATGCACAACAAGAACCAGTGTATGATTATTGCGGTAAGTTAGTTGGCTACACTTCAACTGTCATTACAGGCGACCAGGCGGCCGCAGGTAAAGATCCTATTGTTGACGCAGAACTAAATCCACCAAAGACTAATTTTGAATTTTTATGGATTGCCGAAAGAAATTGCTGGGCGGTTACTGGAGTACAAAGCGAGCAAATTGTTAACGGATATAAAGGCACATACCTTGACGCTAATCCAACTATTACCTTGCACAGAAGTTACAACCATATCTTTAGTATTCCATCATACGATAGCCTTGGGGCTACAATAGCACCAGAATTCTACATTTATAAAGTTAATCCAGATTTAACACCTAACATCAATGCTAAATTTAATCTAGGATTGAGCAGATTAGAAACTTATGAACTGTTAGAAGATGCAAATGGTCTAGACGAACCAGAAGCTACTGTTCGTAAACAGAATAACCCATTGGGGACTACATTATATTTTGCCGCAGACGCTAAGGTGTATGCAGGAACTACCCCGCCAGATTATCCAAGTGAATTAGTATGGTGGGATAATTTAGTAACATGCCAAACTTATAAATGGGTATTAAATCGCGACGGTGACGGCGAGCCAACGGGCACCGGCACTTGGGTAGAAGTAACAGATCAAGAAAGAGCAGACAAGTGGGTTGGCTCGAGCAATACATATGGTGATCCACATACGGATTATCTTTGCTACAGTAACCGCGATGGTACCGTATATGGATTATTAAAGTTGGTATAATTATGTTTTGGATAATTGGATTAATTGGTGCATATATAATATATCAGCTAGTTAAGCTAAAGGATTGGACAGATGACCAGGATTAAATTTATTCTAACGCTACTAGGCACAATGGCATTGTGTTATACAATTGGATATGCTGTAGGGAGCCACGATACAAATACTAAGTGGCAGATAGAACAATCAAAACGATGGAGACCTGTTATAGGTTAATATGAAAGAGACCAAAAAGCGTTCTTTAGTCAAAGCAATCATTTATAGGATATGGGTTTTATTCTCAACCTATGTTATGTTGTTGTTAACAGGCAAGAGTTTTGATGATGCCATCGTACCTACGATTATAATTAACATTGTGTGGACATGCTCTTATTATATCTATGATAGGATTTGGACACGAATACAGTGGGGTAAAGAATAATGCGTATAGCCGAACTGACCTTAGTTCCCACAGTTACAAAAAGTAAGAAACAACATTTGGATGTTATGCCCAATGACGGTAAACCTATCCCCAAAGGCAAAGAGTCAGACTACCTAGGCGACTTGATAGCAGAAATGGGCGATGGGTATCAGTTATGGTCATGGACTAATCACGGTACAGTTACTTACTATGTGTTTGATACTGATACTCGTACTTGTCAATTGGGAACAACTGGTCGTCCTTACAAATCAAACGACAATAGTTTTGTTGTTCAAGGCGTGTATTCTGGACCAAAAAACAAATATCGTGCCGCCGACTTATATGCTTTCCTTGTACTGAGTCGTGGGCTAACACTGGTAAGCGACAACAAGCAAAGTGCTGGTGGATATCGTGTGTGGCAAGAATTGGAAAAGCGTTACGGCAACGAAATCAACATACACGGATTTGATACTAATACAGATCAGGGTGTAAATGTAACAACACAAGACGAACCAGATACTCATGTGGACCGTTCTACTGTTAAAAGTGCAGGCCCACAAATGAAAAAAGAATTAGGTACAGTAAGTAGAGACCTACGATTCGTAGCAAGCTCAAAATAACAGCTTGACAACTTTTTCAAATAAATATATACTGTAAGTTATTGCTGTATGAAGCAGATAAAAATGTGTTCTGGACGGGAGTTCGAATCTCCCCACCTCCACCTAAGCATACTCCGAACCGAGTATTCTGGTAGCAAGGCTTTAGTGCCGAGTATGTTTAGTTGGGGGTGTATTTGGTTTCGACAGGGCAAGGAGTATTGAAGTGGACAGCTCGGCAAAGCAGAAGCCGTTAGGATTGGGGTGACCCGGTCGTAGAAGCAAAACCTATAGACGCAAACGATTCAGTTTACGCATTAGCGGCCTAAACACCGCTTAGGGTAGGAAATACCTCGTAACAGAAAATACCAAAGGGCTCTTCGGAGCCCTTTTCCTTTACTAAATATCAGTTTAAGGAAAAGCAATGTTAGAATATAAATTCTACCATACCAGTGAACCAACCATTGTCGAATCAAAAGAATTTGATTTGTATGCCTATAGGGTTTATATTGGTAAACATGTAGTTCCTGTAGATAAGTTTAATAGTTACTGGTACATTAAAGACAATACCGTAATTGCAGGTACAAGCACTGAACCAATTGAAAGCAATGAACTTTGCGTAGAAATATTTGGATATCGCCCAGAAACAAGATCTAGCACATTTTCCAAATATACAGACTTGCCTTACATTAATGGATGCAGTACCAAACAATTAATCAATCCAAATCGCGTTGGTGATCCAACCTGGCAAATGTTATTGATACCGCCTTTCACCAGCGAACAAAAACATCATATACACTCGACAGTACGAGTCGTTTATGTAGAATCTGGCCGCGGCACTAGCCATGTTGGTGCAAGCGGAAAAACAACAGACTACCCACTTGAAAAAGGAATGGTATTAATTTTAGATAAAATGATCCCTCATCACTTTAGTACACAAGATGAGTCTTTGATTGTTTTGCCATTGCATATCTTTAGTAGCACACCATACGAAAATAATCACCCCATGTTCAACGGCACCTACAAAACAGAGTGATAGTACAATAAAGTATTACAAAGGGCCACAAGGCCCTTTTTTGTTGTATTTTCACAACAGTTGACTTTTGAACCATAATTGTGCTATACTACATTGTTGAAAAAAGGAGTTTATATGGATATCGTAGAAAGAGCTAGAGTGTTTGCTACTGCGGCCCATGCGGCTGTCGGCCAAGTTCGTAAGTACACCTACGAACCATATATCGTCCACCCTGCAGAAGTTGCTAGCATCATTGATAATTTAGAAGGCGCAACACATGAAATGGTTGCCGCGGCTTGGTTGCACGATACAGTTGAAGACACTGGCGTTACCATTGAAGTAATCCGTGCTGAGTTTGGTGCAGAAGTTGCTGAGTTAGTTGGCTGGTTAACTGATGTAAGCCGCCCTGAACACGGTAATCGTGCTCACCGCAAGGCATTAGATCGTGCTCACACCGCAATGGCACCTGCTGAAGCGCAAACAATTAAGTTGGCTGACTTGATCTCCAACACTCGTAGCATCATGTTACATGATGAAGCGTTTGCCAAGACATACTTGGAAGAAAAGAGATTATTATTAGAAGTCATGACAAAGGCTGATGCCGTATTGATGGCAATAGCTAGAAAGCAAATAGGTTAATTATGTTTCAAAATGAATTGAAAGGTTATGTGCAAAGTCATCCAAATCTGGTTTCAATGAAGCCGGCTGGCGATGGTATCTTTGTGCTAAAGTATAAAAAGAAAGTGTTCTATGATGGACTATGGAACCGCTTCATTGCAGAATGCCGTGGCTCCATTGTAGACGCTGACTTTAACTTAGTTACATATCCGTTTACTAAGATCTATAACTACGGAGTTGAAAAAGAAGCTCCAGTGTTACCTGAAGATCAAAAGGTTACTGCATATCGTAAAGTCAATGGCTTTATGGTTGCAATGACTTGGTACAACGGCGATATCTTAGTAAGCACCACAGGAAGCACTGACAGTGACTTTGTCAACATGGCAAAGGAAATGATGCTGACACACGGGACTTGGGCAGACTGGCAAATAGCCATGTCAAATCAAGACTTAGAAGGTATGACTGTAATGTTTGAATGTGTGCATCCTAACGATCCACACATCATTCCAGAAAAGTCAGGTATGTATGTATTAGGGTACCGCGAAAACACTTGGGGTTCCAAGGTCGGACATGATCCTTTTGTAATACAAGACTTGGCTCAAATGTTTAACTGCTTTCACCCAGATAGCACTACTACAAACATGGCCCGCTTAAAGCAAATGGCCAAGGAATGTAAACACGAAGGTTATGTATTTTATACAGATGAAGGTATAAGTGCAAAAATCAAAGGTCCATACTACTTGGTAAACAAGTTTGTGGCTCGCAATCCACGCACCGACAAACTAATGAGACCTGATGTAAAGCAAAGCATGGATGAAGAATATTATCCTTTGATTGATGCAATACAAGCAGACATTGATAACTATACATCCATGGATGAACAAACTCGTTTGGCATGGGTAAGAGAATTTTTAGAAAAGTAATAAATGAAAACATGGATAACAGCTGACATACATTTTAGTCACACAAACATTTTAAAGTTTTGTCCGCAAAGCAGACCTTTTTATGATGTGCAAGAAATGAACGACACCATCATTAAAAATTGGAACGAACTTGTTTCTCCGGGCGACAAGGTTTACATTCTTGGCGATGTTGCATTTACCAATGCAGATGCCGCCGCCCGTTTGGTTAATCGATTAAACGGGGACAAGGTACTGATTAAAGGCAATCACGATGTTAAGCTATTGCGGGAACCTGTGTTCCGTGAATGCTTTACTGAGATCCACGATTATTTGGAAATTGGCTATGCTGGTAGCCGTTTAGTCATGTTTCACTTTCCTATTTGGGAATGGGATCGTATGCACCACGGCGCAATCCATTTTCACGGCCACTGCCACGGTCGCAAAACAGGCATACAGGGCCGTATTATGGATGTAGCAATGGATGACAATAATTGCTTACCTCACCTAATGGATGACGCAGTCAATAAGGCCTTGCGCCAGCCAGTTAGGACGAGATAAATAAATTTGTAGCACAACGCTACAACCAACAGACTTTTAATTACTAGGTGTTTAGTCTGTACACCGTAAAAGGAGAAAACAGTGATGTACTCACACAAGCTCGCCGCGGCAATCAAAGTAAACGGCAAAGTCCTTCGTGAATTCAAGGACACAGCGTATATTCCATTTGGTAGTGAATATACAATTCTAGTAAAAAACCTCAACACAGTAAGAGCAGTTGTTAACATCTTTATTGATGGGGACAATGTTGTTCCTGGTGGTTTGGTTCTTAACGCAGGACAAGAAGTTGACCTTGAGCGTAGTATTAAGAACGGCAACCTTAGAGAAGGCAATCGCTTTAAGTTCATTGAACGCACCAGCGCAGTCGAAGATGGTCCGCGTGGCATTAAGTTAGAAGACGGTTTAATCCGATTAGAATATCAATTTGAGCAACCACGCCCAGTTCTAAATATTCCAACCTGGACAACAACTACCACAACCTGGAACTCAACACCGTATTACGGTAACATCTATCCACAGGGTGCTAACAGTGAATACAAAGGGGTAACAGATAAGTTTTCTGTAAGTGCTAGCGGAGCAACAAGCCAGGTAAATGTAGGTGGTGTATTGCGTGGTGTTGATTATTCGAAAGGCGAAGCGGTTAAAGCATCAGCCGCCGCATTTATTAATCAGGTAGCACCTAACAATACCGAGCTACATGATGGTATGGCCACAATGGATGCATGTTTTAACGATATTGGTATCACCGTACCAGGTAGCAAGAGTGAACAAAAGTTTGCTAATGTTACAATGGGTCAAATGGAAGCAGAAAAGTATTCAATGGTTATTCGCTTACTAGGTGAAACACCGGACAATATTCAAGTTACCAAACCAGTAACGGTCAAGCATAAACCAAAGTGCGTTACATGCGGCAAACAAAATAAAGCACACGCTAAATTTTGTGTTGAGTGTGGGACGGCATTAGAAATATTTGCTTAAACCACAAAGGGGCTTGACAGCCCCTTTTTAATGATATATAATTTATACATGCGCTAGTATCCCGTAAGGTAAGGGAGGGTGACTCTAAATCATCATGTAGCAGGTTCGATTCCTGTCTAGCGCACCATAAATACTTTTTTAAGGAGATTTCTCAAATGAAATAGATTGAATATGCTTGTAAGGATGTAGTGTTCCATTTTAACAAAAAACACTTAGAAGATCAGACCGTGCCTATGTGGGTCTTAAAAACACAAGGTGAAACATTTTATGTCAATCATGTGGATTGTGAAATACCTTGGAGCACCAAGGAAACACCAGACAATCCAAGCACCAAAGGCAGTATCAAAGTCAAAGACGCACTCTTGCGTATTGATGAAGATAACAACGCCACACTCTCCAAACTGAACATATACGATAAGATACGACTTCGTAATCAGAAGTTAGGCATCACACGAATTATGTTTAGACCAAATTGCGAATTGCATAAGGCATTACAGGCTGGCAATGCCAAGCACGGGCCATTCAAACATATCACAGGTGCTTGTGCCACTTCGTTTGTAGTAACAGATATTTTGGAAAAGGAAGATATGGTTCTTCTTGCATTGCAATATGCAAGCAACTACAGAGTTCTCAAACCAAACGAAGGTTACTACCAGGCTTATGATACGGTGCAAGGAAAATATATCAATGTTGACTACAAAGATCCTGACACACCATACGAATATAGTTGAATTGTGGCAATGCAATATAGATTTTCGTTAATTGCGGTTAGTTAAAAGGCTGAATTACTTGCTTATTGTGGTATTGATGTCTTGTAATAACCAGGTAAATATTTTTGTACAACAGGTTGTTGATGTTGTCACTAAAAAAGGAAATTATTACATGAAGAAAATCTTAGCAATTTTAGCCCTAGCGATTAGCGGCTCAGTATTTGCCGGATCTATCACAATTGAAGGCCAAAGCATTGATGGCGACAAGAGTGCAGATCAACGAAATTTTAACATGACAGCAAAGCAAGACATTAACAAAAACTTTGCAGGCCATGTTCAAGTTTCGACTACTCAAACAGATGGTACTAACGCAGTATCAACTCGTTTAGAAGGTGGCGTAACTGGTACAGTTGCATTAGTTGGTCCAGTTAGTGGTTACACTACTGTTGCCGTTGGTGAGAAATATAGTTCAGCTGGTTCTGGTCATTTTGCCTACTACTCAGTCGAGCCAGGTTTAACTGCTCCAATTGGTAACACAGGTTTAACTGCCAAGGTTGGTTACCGCTATCGTACATCATTTGAAAATGCCAATGTGAATCTTGATACTACTCAAACAATTCGTGCTGGTTTATCTTATGCTGTTACGAAACAAGATGCCGTAGGTGTAAGATATGACAAAGTTAGCGGCGATGTTAAACAAAACATTATTGCAGTAAATTACACACGCAGTTTCTAATTAGAATTAGTTCTGCCAAAAAGCCACCACTACGGTGGCTTTTTGTTTTTTGTACTCTATAACTACTATGCAAGACAATAGTTTTGCTACACACACAGGAGAAATATATGAGTGCATCACAAGCCTCCAATGGCTACATGATTCGTTTGGAAGTTTTAAAAATGGCCAAAGAAATGGCCGAACAAGATTGGCATGCCAAACGAGAAAATCAGATAAGAGAATTTAACAGCTCAAGAGAAACCTTCCCAGGAGAAAATGGACCTAAGAATCCATTACCTTTTCCAACCCTCCCCGACTTCCCGTCACCGGATGAGATTAGGAATAAGGCAAACGAACTATATGCTTTTATAACAACAAAGTAATATAGCCAAAAGAAGTCTATATGGTAATCAACTATATAGACTTTCTCATTTAAATCCAGTATACTTGTAAGACCATCACAAAGTGATGTATCCAATAAGGAAAATTAAAATGTTAAAGAAATTTAAAGAAGATACTAAGCAGTACAAGTTGTTCAAGGCTTTGGTAATCGATGGTGAAACATTGACAGAAGCCGCTATTGCCAAGCGTTTTGGTATTAAGAACCCAACTGCAACCATCAGCGTAATTCGCCAGCGTGGTCATGCTATCTATGCAAACAGCCGCAAAGCTGGTAACGGTGTTCAAGTAACAGAATATCGTCATGGCGAAGCAAGCCGTCGCTTAGTTGCATTAGCATACAAGGCCCAGTCTTTGGGTATCACACTCTAATCTATTCTGATTTTGAGGACCAAAGCCCGCATTTTGCGGGCTTTTCTGTATGAAAGTCCTGTAAGTTGTTGATTTTTATAGGATTTTTCGTTGTTTTTGTGCAAAAAAGTGGTTGACTTTGGCCCAAAACTAGTGCATAATACATGTATAGTTAAACAAAAGGAGCAACAATGTTTGAAACCTGCGTAGATCAATTAGTTAAGGTAACACTTACTAACGAAACAGTTAAAACTGAGTGGTTTAACGGTACTCTTTTTGTTAGCACTATTAGTGAATCGCAAGCTCGTAGCGTATTCCATCGTCTTTCACAGACCCTGGGCTTAGGTAAGGTACAAATAAGCCCAATAGGCGATACTGGCGAGTTTGCGTTTGATTTTGTTTAATAAGGAGCAGACATGAATATCAGTACACTTGAGCATTTTGTTGAACAAGAAAACAACATGGCAGACATTTTTGGTCAGGCTCAGTTGAGTTTGTTGGTCGCTAAAGATCGTCAACGCATTGCTGACATGATTGACTCTAGCCTTAGTCCGGAGAATCTTACATGCGATGGCGAATTGAGTCGCAGTCAAGTTCAACAAAAATACAATTACTTGACTCGTGTAGCCCAAGAATTGTTGTCAATTGATCCCTCTGTTAAGTTTTACGAATTTGCTTAAGAAAGGTTTTGCAATGAAACGCAAACTATTATCTTTACTTGTCATATCTTTATTTGCCACTGGTGCCTATGCAGGAACTACTGCAACAAACCAAGAAGCAAAAGAAACCTCTACGGTTTTAACAGCGGGTGGCGTACCCCAAGCTTGGGCCAGGGGCATTACTGGTAAAGGCGCAACGATCGCCATCATCGATCAGGGCTTTGATCTTACTCATGCTGACTTTGCAGGCAAGGTTGTTGCAAGCAAAAACTTTTATCCTGGTCTTTCTGGCATTACATGGGGTCAACATGGTACACTAATGGCTGGTATTGCCGCTGGTGCAAAAAATGATTTAGGTACAATCGGTGTTGCACCAGATGCAAAACTTATCTTTGCTCAAGTAGGATCAGGTGGTACTAGCACTGGCGTTAATAAGGCCGCAATTTATCAAGCGATTGATTGGGCATCTGGTCAAGGTGCTACTGTAATCAACCTAAGCCTTGGTACAGCATTTGATACCACCTTCCAGAAAGGTATAAAAAGTATTGCCCCTGGAATATATCAAGCACCAACAGCATATGGATCTATGTACGGCATGTCTAAAACTGATTTACAGGCCTATGCAGTAGGAACAGGCCGTGGCAGTATTATTGTTGCCGCTTCAGGTAACCAAAGTTTGCCTTATGCACAGTTTCCAGGTGCATTTGCAACACAGGTTGATGCCAACGGTAATTTGGTATTAGGTGGTCGTATGCTTATTGTAGGAGCAACTGATGCCACTGGCCAGAAGATGGCAAGCTTTTCTAATGCGGCAGGTAGTATCTGTTCTAATATTGTCAATGGTGTATGTAAAGATCCTTATCTGGTAAAAGACTTCTTTGTGGTTGCACCAGGCATGCAGGTATATGGCACCGCGGCCAATCAACTTAACTTAGGTAAAGATGGTTCTATTGCAGTTAATGGTACAAGCCCAGCGACAGCCTATGTGTCTGGTGGCGTAGCATTAATGAAACAAGCATGGCCACAGTTACGCCCAGAACAGTTGGTGTCAATTATTTTGAATACAGCCAAGCCATTAGGCGATTCTAATGTATACGGTCGCGGTATGGTTGACTTTAATGCCGCAACACAACCAATGGGATCGTTGCAATTGGCTAACAATACTAAGTTGAACGGATCTGGCCCAACAGGAAAGTTTACTCCAGTATCTACTACAGGTATAGTTAGTTCTGGCGCCACTAGTTTTGTTACAAATTCAACATTGTTGAAAAACATTCAAGCAGTTGACTCAGTGGGTCGTAACTATGCCGTGGATATGAGCAAGTCAGTTGGTTTTAACAATCCAATGAGTTACCAATATGGTAGTCCTTGGATGGCTTTAGCACCATCTAACTATAAACAGTTGACTAATCCAGTTGGCAAAGATGCAACACTTACAATTATGGCAAGTGACCGTGGAGCCGCTAGTCAAGTTGAATGGCAGTATAGCTCAACCACTCGTTTAATGATTGAGGCAGGTGTGCTTAATGAACAAAATGGTTTCTTAGGTACACAAGGTAGTGGAGCATTTGGCTTTGGCACTAGTAGCACAAGCTGGACAGGTGCTGGATTCAAGCAACAATTAATTGACAATACTCATTTAATTGGAAACTATACCATTGGTGTTACTCGAGTTGGTAATTCAGCAGATAGTATTGCACAAGTAGGATCTAATGTTGTAAGCGACAGCTGGAAGATTGGCCTAGCACAAGATCGTGTCTTCTTTAAAGACTTAAAGACAAAAGATACACTGAGCTTGGCTGTAGCCGCCCCTGTTGCAGTACGCAGTGGCTATGCTAATGTTAGTGGCGTAACTGGATATACCTACAGCGATAACGGCGATGGCACCACTACAGCAAATCCTGTAATGGGACATGAGCGTGTTAGCCTGGCACCGTCAGTTAGAGAAATTGACCTGGTTCTTGGATATGCTGTAAATGTTCGCAACCATACTAGCGTTGGTTTTAATTTGGTACGCCAATTTAATGTAGCAGGACAACCAGGTGTACAAGCAAATGGTGGTTCGGTAATGATCCGTAGCGTATTTTAATAGTTGACCATATAAGATATACTTGCTATAATTGTTCTGTTAAGTCGGAGAAACAAATGAATGAAAAGTTAGACGCTGAGATCTGTAGCAAGTATCCTAAGATGTTTGTCAATCGCCATGCTGATATGAAGACCACTGCTATGTGTTGGGGATTTGAACATGGTGATGGTTGGTATAACATTATTGATGCATTGTGTTCTAACATTCAGCACCACATTGATTGGAGTATTAAGAACAATCAAGCAGATATTGAGCATAATAAAATGCTGGCTGATATGAAGGCTGGCAATTTTGAAGAGTTCAATAGGCGTTCAGAATTGTGGGCTGACGATTATAAGAATCGTGTACTAAAAGAGCACATGGCATCGGGCCCACGCAGAGTGCGTGAAATTGTGCCACAGGTTGTAGTGGTGCAGGTTAAAGAAAAGTTTGGAAGCCTGCGTTTCTACTACGACGGCGGCGATGATGTTATTCGTGGAATGGTCAGTGTAGCAGAAAGCATGAGCTCTAGGACTTGTGAAAAGTGCGGCGCCCCAGGTAAGCGAGTTGGCGGGGGTTGGATAACTACCTTATGTAAGACACATGCTGAAGAGGCAGGCATTTTTGAAACCGAAGAAGAATCCAATGATATCTAATACACAGATAAAAGACTTGGCAATATTCTTTTTAGTGGTAATGACTCTCCCAGCAGTTTGGTATTTTGCACCTAAGCAACACGGGGTAAAAGTTTACGATTGCAGTATTGCAGAGATCAGTCCTGATTATCCTGT